TTCCATGAGTTCAACCGTCTTGTTAAGTCCGACAATCATATTGTCGACTTTATCTTCTTCGGTCTTCTCTTCCTTAAACTCGACTTTGTTAACCTCGGCTTCAAAGCCTTTTAACACGTTCAACGTGTCCGTTAATGACTTGGCGAAGTTCAAATTGTCAATGTCGACAACGATCGTTTCGCCATTATCATTAACCTCTATCTCTATTCCCCTTGATACTCTTAATGATTCCATAAACTAACATCCTTTCCTATGGCTCAGAGATGCGGAAAGGTTCACCCCCGAGCCTATGTTAATTTGCATTAACACCTTATGAATTTGTTGTGAAAACTCCCGTGGATACGTTGAATGTACCCTGCACACCATCGCCCTTACCGCCGATAGTGAACGCGGTTACAAGTTCGCTGCCTGCATCGCCACCAACGGAGTCAATAGAGATGGTGCATTTTCTCTTGACTGCGTTGTATACGCTTGCGGTTACGGTTGTGTCAAAAATGTTAAGTCGAATGTAGTCTGCATCTGCATCGCTACCGGTGGGTAACAACTTAACCATGTTATCAAGCCAAGTCTGCAACTGTTCGTCTTTGATGTACTCTTTCTCAACCGCGATTGAGGGAGTATAAGACTTAACGTTGGTTGTGCCGTTAGCCTGATTGATATACTGCTTTGTCTCGGTTTCTGCGTTAAACTCTTCTGTAAGTGAGGTAATACCATCACCAAGAAGTACATAAGATGCAGTAGTTGCCGAGCCGATGTTAAGATAGTGTCTTAACTTCTCTCTCATTTCTGCCATTGTCTTAATCTCCTATTGTGTAAATGATTTCAAGTCCGACTTGATAGATTGATGTATGTGCATCTGCTACACCCACGTAAAACGAAGATGTAACACCAACTTTTCTTACCCCTTCCACGTTGGGAAGGTTGTCTGCGTTGTATTGTTCCTCAACCCATCGCTCCAAGCCTTCAAACCATGTTCCATTGTCGATTCGCTCTGTATTCTCCTGCGATTCAAGCCGTGCCGTAAACAAATAGTTCTCGGTCACTTCTCTTGTGCCGGATAAATACCGCTTAATGTTGACAATCGGTTCTTTGGCAAGAGCATAGGTTACGGCTCTGTCGCTCTGTCTGTCGGTATCGATTTTTATGTTTTCGTAGCCCTTAAGCCACTCAATTAATGCGGTACTAACTGTCATTTGCTTGCTTCTTTCCTCGCCATGCTCTCTATCTTCTTAAGTCCACCTTCTTGTAACATTCTGTCTACCCAATAACCACCGCGCCTTGGTGAGCCTTGGAAGTTATACTCTGGGTGATAATATAGCCTACGTGCATACGGTGTCTGCCATACAACATCTGTACCCTCTAAATGTCCGCTATCAATTAGCCTTCCGGGGTCATCGTACAACCCCTCTACATCAAAAGGTACATATGGTTCGCTTAACATTAAGACCGCTTCGGTAACTACTTTCTGCACTCTCCCCATTGGTTCAAGTCCAAGTCCTTTGATGCAATCTTTTAAGTTAAACTGTATTTCGTAATCGTATCTGCTCATCGTAGTGTTACCTTGATGTTCTTAAGAAAGTCTCTGTTCCGATTGTCTGATACTCTCTCCACGATTCCGAAGTATTGGAAACGCTGCTTAATCTCTTTGGGTGTCAAATCTTCGTCACATATGCCTAAAACACACATATCTTGACCGTTGCGTGTATCAAAGGTGTAGTAACCGTCTTTGTTTGCCAAATTAGCATAGGTTATGGGGTCAACGTATTTCGGATTGCCGTAATCGCGCCCACAATCAACCGTTATCGATTCTACCCTCTGTTGACTCTGCGTTGTGCCACTTGTGATTGTTTCAAGCTTGTTATGCGCCCATTGAACACCTTTTATGATTGAGCGTTTCCAGATGCCCTCTTCAATCTGATTGAATACCGTCATTGTATCTGTGAATAACATTAGTATGCCCTCACTAATCCCGTACCGCTTAACCATGCGCGGATGTTCGATGCCATTTCATTACGCAAATCGGCTTCGTCCTTAATCGCGTATGTCTCGCTATACCCGTCATTAGATACGCTTGATAAGCCTTTACCGCGCCCACTATTTGCATCGGATATCATTTTATCAATGACATTGCAAATACAATCTTTAAGCACGTCATAGCCGTATGTCTGTGGGGTAATCGCATCCCAATTGGGCTTCCCGATTACCTCTCTTACTTTCTGCTCTGCCAAGGCTTCAAGCTTGGGAAACTCGTCTGATTCACAATTGTTGTGAAGGGAGTCATAATACTCCCAATTTACTATTGATGACATATTAGTGACTCCCTTCAAAAAGGTTTACTTATTTCATGGACTTGCAAAGAACTGCTTCGCCGGTGGTTACCTTGTAACCTGTGTTAACTTCTTCCTGCACCTTAACACCGTTGAAGTTTTCGGAATCTACGATTCTTGCCATTTCAAGGTTGTTAACGATTGAGAAAGCGTTGTGATCGTACATTACATACTCAACCTTGGTAAAGGTAGCGGTTGTAAGTGTGCCTGCTGCGTTGTAGTAAGTAGCGGTTGTTGCACCGAGTCCGTTAGCCTCGATAAAGGTCATGCCAAGCCACTTACCCATCTGTCCGTTGGTGTTTGCGTAATCGTTGATAACGGGTGTGTACTGTGTGCCTGCGGTCTCAAGCAGGATTGCGAAGAGGTCGGGCGAACACATTACTACATCGGGGTGTGCCTTAGCCTTAACAAGCTTTGCGCGGTCTGCAAGGATGAGCTTCTTAAGGTTAGCGGTTGTAATGGTTGTATCGGTAGATGCGGTCTGTGCTGCTTCTGTTACGAGACAAGCAAGTGCGCTCTGTCCCCAACCTTCGGAAACTTCCTTGGTTGCAACTTCAAACTGCTCACGGGCAACATCTGCTTCCATGTTTTCAGCCTGCACGTTATAGATCTTGTTGGACTTCTGGAAGTTGTTGTTAAGTACGATGGGAATAAGGGTATCGGATGTTGCTACATCTGTGAAGTCTCTGCCGGGAGCGCCGGGAGTAACTGCGGTAGATGAAAGCTTACGAACATAAATACCGCCTGCCTTCTCTTCGTACTTGGATGTGAATGTTAAGCCGTCAACGAATACTGATTCATAGTAAAGATTAGGCTCAAATAACTTGGAATACTTCTCGTCTACGTGTAAGTTACCGTAAATAACTGCCATAGTGTTTTCTCCTTCTTATGCGTGGTAGAAGGGGTTTCCTTTGTACCTATCGGGTAAGTCATCGCCACCGTTGGCACCGAAAGCGGTCTTACCAATAGGCGGTTTTCCCTTCTGCTCTGTCTGTGTGTCAAATAGATACGCATCGGACTTAGCCAAGTTATCAAGTGCTGCTTTGATGTCCTCTTTCTGATTCTTGGAAGCTTTAAGGGCATCCAAATCAAGTAAAGCGGTAATCGCCGTTGCGTTCTTGCCTTTAGCGGTCGCGATGGAATCTTTAAGAATATCGTTAAAGTCTCGGTCTGCGAGCTTCTGCGTATACTCTTTATCCTTGGTTGCGAGTTTCTCGTTGAGGTCGGTAATCTGCTTTTTAAGTCCTTCGGTGTCAACACCTTCAAACTTCTTTAATGACTCTTCATAAGTTCCTACCTTTTCGGTTAAAGCCTTAATCTTTTCGTCCTTCTTCTCCACCTCTGCGATGGTCTTGTAATTTGCCGTTACCTCTTTGTTGATAGCTTCTTTCTGTTCCTCGGATAGAGGTACTTTCTGCTCTTCCAAGATGGTTAAGATATTCTTCATGTTGTATTCTCCTTAAATAATTTGTTGACCGCACTTTCTGCGGTAGGGAAAACGCACACTACGGAGTTGAACCGTAACACTTGGGTATGGGTGTTCCCAAGCTTGACCGCTTATGCGTAAAATGAAAGGAGGTGTGCCAGAATATGACTAAAACGCTTTCCGGTGCGTTCATACTCAATAAAAAAAGCGAATGGATTTCTCCACTCGCTCAAATGCGATCACATCAATTTTCGTTTCCGTTGTAGACTACCTTCTTTGAATCTCGGTAGATAATCACGTTACCGTCTGGGTAACACCGAATCAATACATCGTCATTCTCTTTAAGAATCTTCTGTACCGACTCAAAAAGGCTATCTTTAGTTGGCATCTTAATCAATTTATCCATGCGTGTGTCCTCAAATGTCTACACCTATATTTTACCATATTTTAGAGGTTTTTAAAACGCTTCCAAGCATCGGTCTTGGTTAAGTCTGCGGTATTTCCTTGGTAGTCTGTGCGTACACTTGAAGGCTTCACACCGCATAGCCTACAAAATGCCCCGTAATCTTGCGTTTTATGGCTTATCTTCTGCTCAATGGGGAATGTATCCATGCCGAGTCTTTGCATGGCTTCACGCTCCCGTTTGAGCCTTCTGATGGTGTATTCCATACGGCGCATCTCTTGTATCTGTGCGTATCCGTCTAAGGTTCTTCCGTTCCACTCAACGTTTTTCCTTGGAATCAGCCTTGCAGGGAGTTCTGATACACCCTCAAACCAAGGGTGGGTTCTATGTCGGCAGTTGTAACCATACAAGCCTAAAGGATTGCTTGCGCTTGGGTCATACATATTGTAGCCGGTAATCGTGTACAAATCGTCTATGCGCTCTTGCTTAATGCGCTTGGCTTCTTCTTCGTAGTTTCCAAGGCGAATAGAATATACCTTGCCTTGCCATTCTTCGTGGTTCTGTATGCCTATGCCCTTATTACGTGCGTTCTCATGCTCTGTAACGTACACTAACGGTACACCCGTATCAATTATGTTCTGTGCCTGCACTTGACCGCTTAATTGATGGCATCCCGTGCGTAGTGCCAATCTTACCGCGCTATCAAGCTGCATCGTTCTACCACTTGAAAAGTCAATGGAACGAATACCGCTCTGCGCAAGGTCTTTTACCACCGACTTAATAACCGTTGTAGCATCAAATCCCCCGGAGATTTTAATTAAAGCCTTGTTGAGTTCCATGTTGTAAAGATTCAGCACGGGTTCTGCGCCGTTTATAGCCTTAAACGCAAGGGTCTGTGTAAGGTTTAATATATCTTTACCCGTCTGCCTTTGCATGGCATCTATGAGGCTTGGCAAGCGTGATTTCGATATCTCCATGCCTTGGCTCTGCCATACGCTTAAATCATCCACCCAAGACATATTCCCTGCCTTGGATATTATCTCGTCACCGCTCTTTAGGGCATCGTTTACAATATCGTCAATAAGTTTCTTTATATCCCTTTTGTACGCAAGGGTGTTTTCGTCAACCATCTTACTAAAGGCGATATCCGCACGAATCTTTTTAAGCACCTCTGCTTGTATTTTCTGCGGTGAAAAGCCAAGCGATCGCATATTGATAACGGTTAACTCTGCGGTGCGTGTATAGGTTAAAGTCTTTCTTAACCTTCTACACACATCGTTTATAACTTCCTGCTCCAAGTATTCAAAAAGAGGGCTTAACGCTTCGCCCATTACTTCTATCTGTTCATCGGTAAGCATCTAAACCCTCTCCCTTCTTTAATCGTTCTCGTTTAAATTGGAGTCCTCTAACTCTTCCCCGTCCTTGCGCTCTTGGTTTCTGATAACCAAATCTCTCGCCTGCTTCTCGTCAAGGTTATACGCTTCCATGAGATACCATATTGTCAACTCTGGAATGTCAAAGGTCTGCGCATCGGCTCTTACTCTCTCAAGCTTTGCGTTCTTATCCTCAATGTATGAATCGTCATAGTCAACGTTGATTTCGTTAAAGGCAATCTTCTCACCACCGAATCTATCCATAAACCATGCCATAGCGGTTATGAGATTCGTAATATACTCGGTTGCGCTACCCCTCTGCTTGTTGACTTCCTGCATACAGTCTTGACGTTCTCCGATGTACTCGGATGCGGTCTTAATCTGTCCGTTTTCAAAGGTATATTTCTTTGTGCCGTAACCAAACATCAAAGAGAAGAGTGAAAGCAATGTCTCAAAGACTTTGGTTATCTCGTCAATGCGGATCGTGGGATTGTATTCATGTATCAAACTGTTTGCTTCCGGAAGCTTCTCGCCCAAGAGTACAAACAACTTCTTCTGCTGCGGTGTAAGCATCGGCAAGCCCGTTATAGAGTCCGTACCGATACATGATAACAACTCATTGATGAATACAAGCTTATCGCCCTTGTCGAGGTCACCAAAGAGGATATTATAAGCAAGGTCTAAAGCCTTTAATACGGGGATTGCTTCGTGCAACTTGGGAAGTCCGTAGCCTTCCATGTCCTTAAGGTTGTTAACCTGCGCGGTACGCATCAATGCGAAGGGCTTTACGTCGCCCAACTCAATACTAACCATCTCTTCAACGGTCTCATCGGTTACGCTTACGGTATCACATCGGTATGTGCCGTTATCGTTAAGTCTAAAGGCTACCACCGTGCCAACCTTCTTGCCGTTCTTAAGACTCTCACCGCAGAAAGCACACTCGATAACCTCGTCATTTTCAACGGTAATCGGTATTACTTGCTCACCGCTCATAATATAGTTAATGGCAGGTGTGCCTTTGGTTAACACATCGCCCGTGTAGTACGCATCCTTAAGATACCAATACGCGCCAACAGTACCCGTTGCGCTTGTCTCT